TCATTTTTCTCCTTGCTAAAAAACGCCCTAACTAATTCTAATAAATGTACGCACACATCTTGGCGTTGCGCCGCTTGCCTTGCGGCTGGCGGCGGTGCTTGCGCACTTAGTCCTTGAGGCAACGCACACTAAACGAGGCCGCCTTAGTATACGTACTCCGATAAACATCACTATTAGTATAGTGAAGGCGGCGGTAGTAAGCATTACTGGCACCAGTAGCCGTAGAACTCCACCAGTGGCCGTAGTTGCCAACATTGCTGAACGTGCTATCGGTATAGCGGTAGCCACCCGGTAATCCTGTGAATTGATAATCGTCTGTGCCATTCCCAGAAACCGCACCGTTCATATTCCAACCTGCGGTAGCTTTCAATTTGGTTCCACCGCCAGCCGCGCCGCCTATTGCCGTAACTAGTTCTTCCCATTCCTCATCACTGGGCAAGTGCCAACCCGGAGGCGCAACCGTCAAGGCTTCGTCATAAGTATATAACCGCCCAGCTTTTGCAAATGGCTCCGCATTGCCCGGCGTTGTTCCACTTCCGTAATAAACACCGATTGGATTTAATGGGTCGCTGCCCGCGTAATTCAAATTTTCCGCCATCCAGATTTTGCCATTGGGCATTTCCACAGTTCTGTAATTCTTGCCGTCACGCGGGTCAATAAATGCGTTTGAAATAACTATGCGTTGCCAAACGCCATTTCTTCTGCCATAAATCCTGCCGTCAATGGGTGCCTCCGGTATTATTCTACGCTCTATTTCTTCAACGCGCCTAAGAAACTCGTCGCGAGCAACTAGGGCTACACTTGGGTCAACGGTTAATTCAAATACATTAGTATCATTGACGGCAATAACAACGCGAATAACAGAAGCGGTTGCGCTGCCTTCTTCAAGCACTGGTTTATACGTTGCCGCTACAGTTGCTACCGCAATAACCCTATGCGTAGAATCTTTAATAGAAACTTCCCTTATCCAATTACCACCAATGTTTTCTGGAATAATTCCTTCGGTGACTAACCAGAAGGGATTATTCTCGTCAATAGAAATATTGTTAATGGGAATCTCTACCCATTCACGCTTTAAATCCTCCTGCCCAAACTCCGGCGTGTATTCCGCGCCATTGCCATCTCCAATACCCATAAAAGATATTTGGACTTTATCTCCGCTGTTGAATGCGTTTATGGAAACTTCCTTGCCGTAAGGCGTAAAAACACTTCTGAACCTTTGAACTTCTGCCATTATTAACACTCCTATTGTTGTGGTGGAACTTCTGAACTCATATCTGGAAAAACACTAGTTGTATATGCTGAATAAAATATAGCCCCAATTCGCTTATTAACTTTAATTTGCGTATTTACGGATTTATCGGGATAAACGTAGCTTACTATAGCCTGCTGGCTTGCCAAACCAATATATTTATCCATTTTAATTTCTATTTCTTTTGGAATTTCCGAAATTACTCTTGTTATGCCACCTAAAATACAAGCCGAGCCAATAAATAAATTAGCGTTAATAGATATTATCGCTTGTATTCTTCGCAAATGCGACCGGGCATTTTTCAAAGAGTTTATTAAATTTATTACATCGCTATAGAATTTATCCGAAACGCCTCTTTGATTTGCGTCAACAAAAACATCAAACTCGCCCGGCTGTAAAGTTGTCTCGTACTTGGTTTCCCACCATTCAATTATTTCTATAGGCATATTTAAAATTTTGCCTGCCCTCTCTATGCTCCACCTCGTGCCTAGATATTTATGCAGTTGCAACGCCGATTTTACCAGCTCGCGTTTTTCTTCAATGGTCTCTAATAAACTATAGCCATTATCATAATTTAAATTCCATTGCCACGCGATGTCGTCTAATGTTTGTTCGTCTAGCTCGTCAATGCGGGAATATATAAGCTGGTTTTTAACCCTATCATTATGCTTTTCAAACAGCATATCCAAACATTCCGAAGCGGCTTTTATTTTCGGGTCGTCTTTTATGCTATGAGGCAATAAATCGTTAAAACTGAATTTAACCATTATCCCCCCACTCTTTTTTCTCTACCTCATAACATTTTTTGCAAAACCATTTAAAGTGAAATAGTATCATTTCGGCTTTGCGGAAATTTTTTCTACAGCATTTGCGCTTATTCACTTTCTACCCCGCCAAAAATAATTCTATCGGGATTCTCTATAAAATTCGCAACGCTACTTTTGTCAATATGGGTAAAATACAGGTTATCTAAAACTACTCTTTTTGCACCCGCTTCAAGGCACATTTTAATCAATCTATCCGGTACTATATCCCTGCCCGCTCGCTCAACCTGCCACGCTTCATAATTTTTTACGGCTTCTTTTACCCTCTCGTTTATTTCATTGAATTGCGTTGCTTGGCTGGAAGTTATGAACCATTCAATAGAATAATCCACAGGCTCGTGATTTATCGGATAAACCGCGACAAAATCCGAAAGCGGCCTATGCTGCTTTTCATTTAAAATTTCCACAACTGCTTTTATTTCCGCTCCGTCTGCATCGGGAATAACCCCGCCTTTAAGCATTACAAATACATTTATTACTACGGGCAATGGGGAAACTACAGACACATCGCTTATATTACCGTGCGCCGTCAAAGCCCAATATTCATAGCTTAGGGTGCTGCCCGCCGTTGAAAACATTGCTGGGGCTAAATGTATTCGCTGGCGGAAACTTTCATCGTCCTCCACGTTGCTGCCGCCTGTTGTCAATTCTGTATTTTCAACGGCTGTTATGCCGGGAACTAAATCCACTAATTTGCTTATTTCGCCTATTGCTATTCCGTTGCCTTCAATTCCATAAGTTAGGCTGGTTGCCGCTATTTTTCCGCATAGCTCCCCCGCTGGAATAATCAAAATAGAATCGGTTGCAAAAAATATTTTTCCGTCTGCGGTGGCGCGGGTTCCCTGCGGAATGGTTGTATTAACGTTCCTTGCCTCTTGCAAGGAAAATTTTAGCGTTGTTTTTGTTGGAAATTCGTCAAGCCTAAAGACGTGCAGGAACGCCCCCAAATGGTCTAAAAATACACCCTTGGAATATCTTAATAAATTCATTTTATTTTTATAGTCTAGTTCCGCGTTCTGCTGGGCTATGATAACCGCGAGTGTTCCTAAAAATAATCTTACCGGGTCTGCGGGATAGAGGGTTGTGTTTGTTATCCCCTCGTAAAAAGTAATTACGCTCTTTTCAACCTCGGCTGTGTTCATTTCCAAAAATACAGCATCGGGCAACGTATAGAATCTTAGGCTTTTAAGCTCTGTTTGCATAAAATTTGCAATAGCTGAAATAACCGAATTATTTACGTTAATCCCTACATTGCTTAAAGCATTTCCCAGCGCATTTTCAAATTTTGTATCAATGGCCATAAAATCTCCTACAATAAAACTCCCTCGCGAATATGCCCGACAACTTTCGGAATAAGTCTGCCATCGCCCGCCTCGCTAGGCTCCAATGTAATAGCCGTTACTTTAAATCGCGGTTCTTGTTTCTCTATTTCCAAAGTAACATCGGCAATCATACTAGCGGCCACCGAATTTATGGGCGCGTCTATTATTTCTGGATTTATACCAAACGTTCTGTTTAAAAATACTTCGCCGCGCCACGTGCCTAAAATTGTCTTTACATTCTGCATAATAGCGCGTACGCCTGTCGCGCCTATTTCAATTTCCGTTAATGGCTTGCCTAGTATTTCATAATCCATATTAAAGTACCATAGCTCTAAGTTTTTTTACCGCTTCCGTTGGTGTGCCCGGTAATTTCTCCGGGCCGCCCAATCCAGTCGCGCCCCTATTCAATTCGTCTGCCCTCATTTTCATTTGTGCCTCCGTTGGAATACTCTCTACATATTCTTTTAATTTTAAATTCACAATCATAATAATAGGCCTGTTTTGGTGCCAATGCGTTGTCTCGCTATCCACATCTTGAAGTAAAAAATTCCCTTGAAATTTGCCTTCAAGAAAAATAGGCTGCTGTTTTCCCGAAGCTGCCATACTTTCTAAATTCTCAACTTCAATCAATGGCTCAACTCCCAGACCACCGTGCAAAACTATTTCAAATTCTTTTTCGTCCAATGCCATTCCTGTAAATTCCGAAACAGGCTTGCTGTAAAGAACTTGATGCTCTGCATATTGCGCCTTTGTTTTGCGTTTTATGTTTTTAAATGTTCGCACAGACAGGCCGCTTGCCATAAATAGAATTTGTTTTTTCTTATCTCCTATGAATCCTGTAAATGGCAAAATAGAGCTAATTTTCGCAATCGCTATGTCTTTTATGTTGTTTAATAAATTGCTTGCGGTGTTTGAGGCACTCGTTAAATCTATTGAACTTGTTATGCTTCCAATCACGCTATTTTCCCATCGCTTAAAGTTCCTGTTGCCATTCCTGTTACCGGGCCATTGGGTGCCGCCAACCCTGTGCCTGCAACGGTTATATTGCTGCTGGTTATTACTCCATTCTCTTTTAATTCGTCTATAATTCCATCGCAGTAAGCCTTTGTCAATTTCTTTAGCAAGGCTGTATCTTCTGCCGCTAACTTCACGTCTTGAAGGTTCTTTACGATTCGGTCGCTCATACTATCCGCGTCTAATGCCATAATTAAAATTCTCCTATAATGCCGTTTTGGTTGTGCTTGAAGGTAATAGGTGAAATATTCCGTACGCGGGGCAAGGGCTTTTTTCGTGAAGAACTTTCACGCTCGCGGCGGTGCCTAAATTCACATCTCCACTATCCACATTGACTATTTTGGCTTTTACATTTGCGTTGCCCTTACATTCTAAATTTATATCCCCTTTGATTTCTATATTTTCGCTTCCGCTGATTTTTGTCGTTTTGTTTTTTTCAACACTCAAATCTACATTACCGCTTACGGAAATTTTTGCATTGCCTTCCAATGATAATTCTAATTCTCTATCATTATCCGTTTTTGCAATATGAATTTTTATATCCCCATTTGAGGTAATATCTGAATCGCCGTCAATTATTGCGGTTAAATTTCCTCCAATATCCTCATTTTTTGCAATATGAATTTTTGCATCGTTATTTAATTTAATGTCCGATTTGCCGTCAATTATTATATTTAGGTTTGCCTCTGCTTCTTCGCTTTTTGCCAAAAATACAGAAGTATCTCCATTTACTTTTATATCCAATTTATGCGCAGTTCTATCATATTCAAATCTAGTTTTGTCCTCAAATTCTTTAACCCATTTGCCCTCGCAATTTTCGGGCGGTAAATCCCTTTCGTTGAATACCGCGCCTAAAATAAAGCCCGCCTCCGCTCCGTTTCCCAAAAATATGCAAAGCACCAATTCGCCAATGTCGGGCATCCAGTATTCTTTATCTTTATGGGTTTTATGCTGCAATATTTGAAGTTCCCCGCTTACCATAGGCCTGCCTTCCGAATCTGTAGTGTCTGGAAATTCCACGCGAGCGGTACGGAGTTTTGTGTTGCAAACTTTCCCTATTCGCAATAAATCCCTAAACATTGCCGCCGTTTCTTTATCCATTCAATACCCCAATATCCCTCTAATTTCCACGCTTGTATTATACCCCGATGATTTGCTCCACTCGTGCGTAACTTCTTCTAAGCTCCAAACAACGCTATCCCATATTCCAAAACCTTCTAATTCTATATTCATTCCTGCGAATAAATCGGGTCGCCCCATAAAACTTAAAGAGCCTTGCATCATTTGCATATTTTCATTTCGCAACGCCGCTTTCGCCACCGCTTCCGCTTCTGCTAGACTTTTGCAGCGTTTGTTTATTTTTAAAACATTGCCGACTTCGGGGTCTTTGATTTCCGGTTCTTTGTCCTTAGGCTCGGAAGGGGAAATTTTTACAGACATAGGAAGCCTAGTTTGCGCCTCGCCCTTGCGGTCGCCTTGAATCCAAGTATCATATTTATCTTTTTCCTTTTTCTCCTTTTTTTTGCCGCCCTTAACCCCGCTCACTCCGTCCGGGTAAAATAAATAAGTAAGCATTTCGGTTGTTTCGGGGTCTAAAAACATAACCTCGCAGGCTGCGTATATTCCCGAACTATTCGCGTTTAGGTCGTACGACTGAACGCCATCGCCCGACATTCTTATTTTTTTCTCCGGCTTCTTTTTGTCAAATTCCGCAGCGTTGAAAATAACAAACCATTCATTAGTAATTTTGAATGTTAATCCAGCATACTCGCAAATTTTACGCAAACAAGATAAATCACTTTCGCTCTTTTGCTCCCACCTTTCAATTATCGGGTTGTAATCCGAATACCATTTCAATTCAAAACCATTTATTAAAGCTAAATCTCCTGCAATAGTTTTAATACTCACGTTTTCCCAAGCGATAGTATTTTCCTGCCACCTTACCCCGCTTGTTATTCCAACCGAAACACCGGAAACGCTGAATGTGCTTGGAAGCCCCGAACTTCTTAAATCGTCTATCTCAAACTTGCCGCAATTCCTTTTTAAAAAATCCCCTTGATTAAACCAATCGGTCACGCTTATTTCCGCTGCAAATTTCGCACCGCGCTTGGGAAACCAGCCATTGCGCCAAAGCCCCTCCACATCTTGAAACACAACGCTTATTTCGTCCATTTTGTCAGAACTTGCCCTATCCACATATTTAAATGATTCTACAAAAATCCCGACTTCTTTTGAAATATCCTTGCTCTCATATTTTAGTTGTAAATTGAATTTACGCGCTCCCATTTTAACTATCCTCCCAAGGTGGGCGCGGCTGGTTCGTTTTGCCCTTCGGAGTTGGGGGAATAATCAATTTCAAACCTGCGGGCAAATAAAGCATTTCCATATATGCGGGGTTTGCCTCCAAAACTATATATGCGAGCTTTTCGGAGCCGTAAATATCTAGCGCGAGTTTATCCCACGTGTCGCCTTGCGTTGTTTCGTATTCCCAAACTATCACGCCATAGCCACCCGCGAGGCATTATGCTCCCGCTCTTTAATCCAGCGTTCAAATTGACCCTTTGCATTATTCAACGCCTCGCTAATTGCCGCTTTTATATCTACTGCATTACCGCCCCCATTAACGGTAATGTTCGGGGAAAATGTAAAATTAGATGTGTTTGTATTCGCTTTTGAATTGTTGTAATTATTGGTTATTTTTGAAAGTTGCTCTATAGGCTGGGATTCCTTTGGTTCCTGCGGCGCGTTGCGCATTGGCTCTACCATAGGCGCGGCCTGTTGAATTGGCTGCAACTGCGGTGCTACCTGCTGCATTATTTCCATAGCCCTGCTTGGTTTTGAAAGCGGAACGATAGCCTCCGGGCCATCTTCCCCAACCATTGCAAATTGTGGCTTCGTAACTATCCCGCCCTCGGCAAATGGCATAATGCCACTAACCGCGTTTTTAATGCCACCTACGGCATTTTTAATGGGTGCGGGTATCAAATTACCAACCGCCTCTTTAACCGCCCCTGCCGCCCCTAATATGCCGTTTAATATGCCGTCTATAAGCCCCTTAATCCAGCTTTTGCCTATCCCTAGCAAATCTATACCAAAAATGGCATTTATCGCATCGTTTAAAAGCGCGGCGGGGTGGAACTCTTTTATTATTTGAACTATTCCGTTTAAAAATCCATCGCTGAACGCGGCTTTTATATTGTCTATTTTTTCGGAGAAAAACCCGACAATGCCACCAAAAATATCTTTAATGAAATCAATAGCCTCCCAAAAGGTTTCT